TTAAACCACTGCGCCGTTTACATTGGCGATGGCATGATCCTGCATCACCTTGGTCGGCGGCTCAGTAGTAGAGATCTCTACGGTGGCTGGCTACAATCATGCACAGGACGGCGGTTGCGTTATGCTCCGTAAAATCAAGCTGTATGGGCCGTTGGCCAAGTTTGTAGGGCGTGACGTTCTTAAAGCTGATGTTGCGTCTCCGGCAGAAGCGGTTCGGATGCTGCTTGCAAACTTTTCAGGCTTAGAAGCGCACATTAGGAAGCACAGTTATCGCATTTTTTGCGGTGATGCAGGTCTGCAAGCTGCAGAGGAAACGCTTTTCCCTACATCAGCACCTGAAATTAAAATTGTTCCAGTTGTTGCAGGTTCTGGTGGTGAGGATGGTTTGAGCGTTGGGATGATTATTGCTGGCGTTGCGTTAATTGCGCTGTCAGCTGTCAGTTTTGGCGCTGGTGCGTGGGCTGGTGCATTGGGCGGTGCTGGAATATTCGGCAGCTTTGCGGCAACAGGTTCTATAGCTTTATTCTCAATTGGTGCAGGGCTTGTTTTATCTGGAACAGCACAGTTGTTGACGCCAACGCCTCAAATGCCAAAAGATGGCTTTAGCAGCAGTGGTTATGATCCGCGAGACTCTAAAGATCCACGAAACGGCTTCAGTTTTGCGGGTCTTCAAAACGTTGCACGACCCGGCGTGCCAGTCCCTATGGTTTATGGCAAAACCTTAGTGGGCAGTGTTGTTATCAGCGCAGGTGTTGAAGTTTTTCACAGCAAAGTTGCACCTGCGGTTCCGTCAAGCGATGCTCTTGGCACGGTTTTTGTTTTTGATGCCACCGGAAAAGAATTATGAGCATTAAGCCAAGAATTATCGGCTCTGGTGGCGGCGGCGGCGGCGGATGCTTTACTGGTGAAACGCTTGTTTGCGTGCCAGGCGGTCAGCGTCGGATTGACGAAATCAAAGAAGGCGATCAGGTCATCAGTTTTGATGACAAAGGTTTAACGCAAAGCGCCAAAGTTCTTGCGGTTCACAGGCACGAGAATGAGCAAGTTGTTCGCTATACGCTTTGGGGCGGCGAGTATTTAGACGCTACGCCCAATCATTGGGTTTTGAATCAATACAACGCTTTTGTAGAGGTTGGATCGCTCGGCCCGGATGATTGCCTTATTGATGTTTGCAATCATTTGCGGCCAATTGTTGCTCGTGACAGCTTAGGGAAGGCAACGGTCTACAACTTAACCGTTGAAGGCCAGCATACTTTTATTGCTAATAACGTCCGCGTTCACAACGCTGGTTTAGGCCTGCGGGTTGCCGGTTCTGGTGGTGGCGGTGGTGGAGGCAAAGGTGGCGGCGGTAGTAGTAGTAGTAGTGGTGGTGGTGGTGGTGGTGGCTCTCGGAAGCAAGTAACTGCCGCTGACAATACATTCTCTACACAACATGCTTACGTTTACGACCTAATTTCTGAAGGTGAGATTGAAGGCTTTGTAAACGGAGCTGCGTCTATTTTTCTGGACAACACAAGATTACAAGCGCAAAACGCAGATGGCACAAAAGGGCTAGCTAATTTTGGTGACGTTGAGGTGCATTTGCGCCGTGGAACGCAGATTCAAGACAAGATACCTTTGTCAGTTGGCAGTGAAGAGGTAATTCCTGTAGGTCTGCAGATGAAATATAACACTTCTGTGATTAAAACAATATTAGACACTGAAGTTGATCGAGTGCGTGTCACCGTCAACGTTCCTTCTTTGCAAGTACAAAACAAGACAACGGGTGACGTAAGCGGAACAACCGTTATTTACCAAGTCGGCGTGCGTTACGGAACAGGCACAAGGACAGAAGTTGCAAGAGAAGTTATTTCAGGCCGTTCAGGCGACCTATATCAACGGTCTACTGAATTTGATTTAAATCGACCAAATGAAGACGACACGGTCGAGGTGTCACTGCGAAGGCTTACGACAGATGCTGGCCCCAACAATCCGCATCTTCAAAATGACACAATATGGTCAACCTTCACGCAAATCAAAACAGCTGCAACTAGGTATGCAAACTCCGCAGTAGTCGCGACACGCGTTAATGCCGAACAGTTTCAAGCAATTCCAGAGAGAAAATACCATATAAAAGGAATAAAAGTAAGAATTCCTAACGGAGCAACCGTCGATTCAGATACAGGTCGGGTCATTTATCCTGACGACTTCTTTTGGGATGGAACGTTCAGCGCCGCTACATGGTGTTCAGATCCCGCGTGGGTGCTCTGGAACGTTTTGACGTCCACCAGATATGGATTTGGCGATCATGTGCTGACAGCCGCTGAAAAAGCCAACTTCACAGGCAACGCTTCAAGGCTTAGCAAATATGACTTTTTTGCTGCGTCTAAATACAATAACGAGCTAATCCCAAATGGATTCGGCGGTTTTGAACCTAGGTTTAGCTGCAATGTTTCAATCCAAGCGGGCGAAGAAGCATTTACGCTAATTAACAATCTGCTTTCGACAATGCGTTGTCAGGGCTATTGGAGTGCAGGCAGCCTAGCCATTTCTCAAGATCGGCCTTCTGATCCAGTCTTTTTGTTTAGCCAAGCAAATGTAATTGGCGATTTCAACTATACCGGTAGCAGCTTAAAGCAGCGTTCGACAGTTGTTGGCGTTTCTTACCTTGACATTGACGCTCAAGATCTTCGCTATGAATATGTTGAAGACCAAGAAGGCATTGCAAAATATGGCGTCGTGCGTAGAGACGTTGAAGCGTTTGGCTGTACAAGTCGAGGGCAGGCTGCACGGTTAGGCCGCTGGATTCTTTACACAGAAAAGTTTGAGCGAGACGTTGTTGGCTTTACGTGCGCAATTGATGCTGGAATTGTTGTGCGTCCTGGTGATATTATTCAAATTGCGGATCGAGCGGTATCAGGCGAGCGTTTATCTGGGCGAATAACTGCTGTAGATGGCAACACTTTTACGGTTGACAGCGCAACCGGCAATTTCCTGTCGTTTGGAGCGGGGTCGCTTTTAAGCGTAATTTTGCCTGACGGAAGCACCGAAGCCCGTGCGGTAATTTCTGGCGGTATTTATGTTGATGATTTATACATTGAAGAGAGCTATTACGCTATCAATCAGCTGACAGTTGAGCAGGCGTATAGCACACAACCTTTGGTTAATAGCATTTGGCTGCTTGAGAAAACCGGCTTGTCGGGTGTGCAGTATGTAGAGCCAGGTTATGTGCTTTACAGCGAAGACAATCAAGTTTTGTACGTTGAAAATGCACGCACTGGATCAGACGTGCAACCAACAACATGGAAGGTTGTCAGCATTGAAGAAGAAGACGATGTGAACTACAACGTAACTGCGTTGTCACACAACCCGTCCAAGTACGCAAACGTTGAGACTGACGAACCTCTTGCAACCTTTGACGTAACAAACCTTAACGAACCTCCTGGTCAAGCGCAGAACTTGCGGGTTCTCAAGGTTGCACTGGCCAGTGGCGAAACGGTGCAAGAAGTGGTCACTAGCGTTAACGGCAGAATGTCGGTCAAAATTGCCATTGCTTGGCAAGCCGCAAAAGATGCTTTGCTTTACGAAGTTGCATATCGGCACGATGACGATAACGTTACTGTTCAGAGGATACAGGGCACGACTCTTGATATTCCTAACGTAAAACGAGGTAACTACGTAATTTCTGTAACTCCTTTGCGAGGGATTTTGCGCGGACCTACTTCTCAAATTACTTATGAAGTAGTCGGAGCATCCAGGAAAAATCCAGACAATGTCACAGGGTTAAAGTTTACTCGTACCACCGATCTTACCGGCATTTTGTCTTGGGACAAGGTAAAAGATCCGTCGATTATTGGTGGCGGCAAAATTTTAGTCAACTACGACTCGCGTACATCAGGCGCTACGTGGGAAAGCAGTAATCCTATTTTCGAACCAGTCTCAGGCGATCAAAACAGCGTCACGATTCCTTTGTCGCCTGGCACGTATTTTGTAAAAGCAGAAACAGAAAATTTGGACGACTTGCCAGCACTGAGGTCTGCGACTGCTGCGGAAGTTGTAGTTAGTGAATCTGCGGTTCAGACAACCGGAGCTTTGGGCGCTACTGTTGAAGAATCAGACAACGTTACTCTTCCTCTTGACGATATTGTTTCAACCTTTACCTATGGATACCCAGAAAACTTGTTCTTAAGCAGCTACACAATTGACCCTCCGGCGCCCAAGAAAAGATATGCAGATACGGACTCAAAGGCTTTGCGTTACGTAGAGGTTTACCCTGGGAGCAATGCAACATACACAGACGAAGAAAATGCTCACCTGATGGTCGCGACTGAATTGTATGTTGCGATGGATTATGCGGTTGGAAACTATTACAACTACGACGGCACTGGCGAATACGTTTTAAAGGGAATTGGCTTTGCTTATAGCGCCGACGACCATTTAGACGGTGTTGGAATCCTACTCAGCATAGATAAAGTGTTTGACTTGTTTTTGCGCCATGAATTAACAACAACGCCTGGCAAGCGTTCTGGTTTGTTTGACACTGCTTCCGGCTTATTCAACCAAAGGCGAGGCTTGTTTGACGGTGGTTCGGCTATTGACGTTACTTCCTGTCGAAATTACATCAGGACAACTTCTGAAAACGCAGTTATTTCTGGGAATGGCGCAAGCTTTAGCGAGTGGGAAGAATTCACACGTACGGTTGCCGTAGGAGCAGCGTTTCAAACAAAAATTGTCCTTAGCACAGGAGACGCCGACAGCACGCTTAGTGTTGAGCAGCTCAAACTCCAAGCCTTGATGCCTGAAGAGATTCAAAGAGGTACTGGAACGTCAGGCACTGCTGTGACATTTGACAACCCGTTTGGCGCAGGCACTCCAACGGTTGTCGTGCAAGCGGACGATTTGGGAGCAGACGGAAGAGTTGAGCTTGGCAACACCGTATCCACAACTGGTTTCACCGCCACCTTGACAGGTGCAGCCAGCACGGGCTTTAGTTACACTGCAACTGGATTCGGAAAAGGCAGGACACCTTAATGAGCCAGCCAAGTGACAAGGCCATAGGCAACGTCAATTTTCCGCAGTTTCGGGCGGATCTGAATGACGGCTTGGATGCCCTGTTTACCAATAACAGCGGCTCAAGCGAGCCTGCTGCTTTGGCTGATTCAGACTTTGCCCACTACCTTGACACGACCGACAACACGTTCAAGATCAAGGACAGCACCAGCGGTGGCACTGGAACGTATTTAGACCTCTACAAGCTGCAAGGCGGTGAAGTTCGCCTGCAGGGCAACATCACAGATGCGCTACCTGCTATTGGCAGCTTTGATGGCTTGCAGACTGGAACAAAAAAGGCGCTACTCGTTGATTCGGCTGGAACACGCAGCTATGGTCTTGCGGCGCCTTACCGACATCACGCTCAAGTTCTTGCCCTTGAAGATACAGAAAACCTAACTGGGACAGGCACGAACAGTCCTAGCTACAATAACGCTCAGGGCGCAATCACGCAAAACGTTTATGTGCCTAGAAAATTCAACTGGGTAGAGTTTGACACTGGCGAACAAGTCTCAATAAACACAGGGCAACCAGGCAATGAGCTGCAGGCTGCTGTTTTTGGCGCTCAGTCTGCCAATCAAGTCAAAAACGGAACAGGCACAAAAGTAAAGCTAAAAGCAGGTACGCATTTCATAACGGCGTATGCCCAAATTTATGACGCCGCTAGGGTCGTTTTAAGGTTTTACGATGTAACCAATCAAGCATATATAGGCAAGCCCAGCATGGTTCACTGGGCATCGCACACAAATGGTCAAGACGCCATTGTCGCAACCATATCAGCCAGAGTCACTTTTGCCACAAATACAGATATTCAGCTCCATCAAATAGTCCAAAGAACTACCAACGCACTTGGCTTAGGCTTTGGCTATTCAGACATGACAACATTGACTAATGCCAATGTTGAAGTGGTGATGTCCAAAATGGAAATTTATACGGTGTAACCATGTCAGTCCAACCTGGAACGTACAACTTCACAGTTCAGCGCCGCGCTGACTACTCGCTGTTGTTGCAGTTTAAGGACAGCAACAATGCAGTAATTGACTTAACGGGCTATACGGCCTATGCCCAGGTCTGGAACGAAGGCCGCACCACCAAATACGCCGACTTTGCCATTGCCTACACAGACAGAAGCAACGGTCAGATTACGATTAGTTTGACCGACACGCAGACCGCAACGTTTGCGCCTGACGAGCTTCGGTACGACGTTTTGCTTGAAGACGGTTCAGGTAATCGTGAGTATTACCTTGAAGGTGTGATCTACGTCAGCCAGGGGTATACAGCGCCATGACGACAGTCAACGTCACCAAGACTGAAAACACGGTCACCGTCACGACGGAAGGCAAGACAACCGT